CGTTGCGCTTGTCCCACGGGTTCGGGTAGATGCCGAGAAGGTTCGCGAGGGAGGCCTGCCACCGTTCGTACTGCCGGTCGAGCGCCTCCTGTTCATCCTGCCGAATCTCGATCTCGCCGACCTTGGTGACGGCGAGCAATTCGAGGTCGTCGATCTTCTGCTGCTCAATCGTGTCGAGGATCTGGACGTGCCGTCGTACCTGCACGAGCGCCGATTCGAGCACGCGGTTCATCGCGCCCTCAACCAGGAACTGCGTTTCGACGGCCGCGGGCGTGCCCAACACGAACGTCATCGCCTCGGCCACGTTGAGGAACCCGAGGTGGTGGCGAATCTTGACCTTCTCGTCTTCGGTGAGCGGCACGACGGCACCTCCTTCCCGGCATCAACCGAACATCGACACCGGTTCGTCGGCGGGGTCGAACTCCTGCAACATGATGCCCTGCTGTTGCAGCCGCCGAATGTTGTAGTTGAGGCTGTTGATCTCCTTGCCCTCCTTGAGCCGTGCGCGGAACCCGCCATCGAGCACGATGCCGCCCTTGATGACGCGATACCACTTCGGCTTCGGGGCTTCGGCTTCGGCGTCGGGGTCGGCGATGACCGCCGACCCGACCGTGCCCGCGGTCATCGCCGACGGATCGTCGAGCCGCACGTCGGGGATTGGGCCGTTGCCAAGCACTTGCACGTTCTCGCTCTTGTCGTCCTGTCCGGTTGCCTTGCGCATTGAATGCACCTCCTGCCTCATATCACCCCATCCGAACCGGTGGGGCAAGTCGCCCGACCCGCCGTCGCCAGACGACCGGGCCGGTGCCTCGTACAATAAGGCCGAATCCGCGCGGGTACACCCCGCCCGCGTCGACATCGTGCCACCGTTGCCCGAACTCCTCGAACGTGAGGAACGCACGACGCCCTGCAACCGCCGGGTCCTCGAATAGCACCGCCTCGTCGTCGACCGCGACCGGCACGACGTAGTGGCCCGAGTTCCACTCGGCTGCGTACCCACCGAGCGGTGGTAGCTCGGAATCCCACGCCTGCAACGCGATGACGACGAGCGCCCCGTCGGCGAGCAACCGCTTGATGGTGGCGGGGTCGAGCGTCGACGACGGTTCGACCGTGAGCCCGTGCGCGCGAAGCACCCGCGCCATCGCGTCGAACATCGTGCCGTCCTCGGGTGTCGTGCCCGCCTCGGCCGCGAGCGTCACCTCGGGCACCGCCCGGCCGAAGTACCGCAACACCGCCGCAAGCACCGACGGGCCACAAGTGTAGTCCGTCTGCTGTCGAACGTCGGGCACCGCGGCATCACCAACCACCCGGTCGGCCCATGCCCTCAGTTCGGTCATGGCACTCCACCGACGAGCGCCTGGAACAGCAGTGCCGATGACGCCCCCTCTTCCACGTCACCACCGCGCAGCCGCAACGCCACCACGGCATCGACCGCCTGCTGTAGCGGCAACGGTGCCACGTCGTAGGACGTGACCTTGTTTGCTGCGCTGAGCTGTAGCCACAGGTCGTCGATGAACGCCTGCGGATAGTCGGCCGCGTTCACAACGTCGCCGGGTCGCCATACCTGGGCGATGCCGTCGTGCACGAACGCAACCGGCACCAACACGAGAATCTTGGTCGGGGTCATGCCCCGATGTTACCACGACAACGGGGCGGGCGGTGTCGCCCGACGGATGATCGATCATCCGTCGGGCACCGGTGGGGTTAGTCGAGCGCGTGCTCAATGATGATGCTGCGCTTGTACCGCTCGGGGCCGCCCGACGACACGTCGCTGGGCACCGGGAACGAGGTGGTGATGCTCCACGACGCGGCAACCACGTCCTGAAGGCGATTGAGGGGCGCACGCAGAATGAGGCGCACACGTTCGGTCTGCACTTCGATGCCCGCGTTGACGACCGTGAACTCGCCGACCTTGCCGGTCACACCGGCCTCGGTCACGTACTGCTTCTCGTCGAGGTACTTCTCGACGAGCGCACCACGGCCCGTCACGATGATGCGACCGATGTTGATGCCCGAATCGTTCGTCGTCTCGGCACCGATGTCCTGCGAGTAGAAGGCGTTGGTGCCCGTCGCGATGCGGTCGCCAGCATTCGCGTGGTCCGGTGACTCGTTGTTGAGGAAGAACGCGATGCCCGCGATCGTGCCGATGAAGGCCTCCTGGTAGTACGTGTGGTCGGGCAACGCGGTGTTGAGGCGCTGGAACGCCGGGTCGGTGAACACCTGGGAGTTGCCGTCGGTCGAGATATGGGCGTGATAGTACCCATCCTCGTGTGGCTGCACGTTCGCCTTGCGCAGCCGGTTGACCGCGTTGATGGCGTCCTGAAGGGTGAACGTGTCGGCCGCACCGATCGCGTCGACCGACAGACCGCCACCCGACCGGATGACGCGGGGTGCCTGCGATGACACGACGGGCGTGCGCGCACCGATGCCGACACCGAGCGCGGCGTCGAGCAGCAGCGTGCCGGGGCCATACGGGTCGTCGGGGTCGTCGGGCGTGTACCCGATGACGTTGCGCGTGCCCGCGACACCGACGATGCCGATGGCGAGCGGGGTCGCCGGGCTCACCGGGTTCGGCCGCACCTGTGCACCGGGCACGACGACATCGGTGAAGCCGTTGAGGGCAGCCACGCGGATCGTCGTCGCACCGGCGAGCGCCGGGGCAATCGTGAGCGTCTGCCCGCTCAGGTACGCCCTGAACAGCTCGTTGCGCGGAATGCGGTTGAGCGACTGCCCGGCCTGCAAGCCGAGCTGGTGAATGTTCCGCAGGAACAGGTCGGCGTTCGCCACGACCGACGTGGGGATGTGGGTGTCGATCGTGCCCGCGTACCGGGCGAGCCGCGCGACCCACTGCTCGTAGCTGACCGTTTGCGGAACGGGGTCGGTGCCCGGTGCGATCGGCTTGACGATCGGCTTCAGCAGGCCGGGCCGCGACATAAAAATCTCGGTGCCCGTGTTGGCACCCCATTCCTCGGCGACTGCCTCGGAACGGTACATGAGGGCGGGGAACAGACCATCGTGGAAGGCGCGCTCCAACAGTCCCTGCTGCACGAGTTGCAGCACCGCGGGGGGAACGCCGAGAACAAGTCCACCTGACATCGCGCTTCTCCTTGTGAATGGGTCGAACGATTCGGGCTTCGCGTCGGGGCGTTCCACCTGTTGACCGCCGGTGTGCCGCGTGGGTGCCTGCGCTACGCCAACAACGGAAGGGTGCCACCGTCAACCGGTGCGAGTCAAGCGCACGGATGATCGATCATCCGTGCGCCCGATAGACGACGGCCCCGAACACGTCGCCGCGTCGGGGCCGTCGTCTATCGGGCGAATTGAATACCTACCGCCAGCCGCGCATGCCGCGTCGCTTCAGTTCGGCCGTGACTTCGGCTCGCGTCATCGAGTTCGGTTGACCGGGCTTGAACGTCTTGCCCTGCGGGTTCGTCGATGGGTCGGTCGACGGCGGTGCGGGGGGCGGTGCGGGCTTCGCCTTCGCCGCCGGGGTCGTCGTCGTGATGGGCTTGCGCACCGGGGCAGGGGGCGGTGCCGCGGGTATTGCCGGGGCGAGCCACGGGTTGTCCTTCACGAACTTGGCGAACCACCGGTCGATGTCGCGTTCGTTCATGCGGGCGACCTGCTGCTTCGGCAGCCCCTCGACGTACTCGGCGAACGCACGGCGGGCCGTGTCGAGCTTCAGCCTCGTCGCCCCGTCGACGTGCCGCCGGGCGATGTCGATGATGAGGTTGTCTTGCCGTTCGTACACCCGCGCGATCGCCTCCTCGTGCAGCTTCGCTTCGAGTTCCTCGCGGGTCTTGCGTTCCTTTTCGAGGTCGGCCTGAAGCTGCTGCTCACGGGTCATCTTCTCGCGGTCGGCCTTCTCGCGTTCGGTGCGCAGCCGCGCGAGCTCGGCGAGGTCGGCCTTGATCTTCGTCGGGTCGTCAACCCCGAGTTCGCGCAACACGTCCTCGCGCGCCTTGCGCCGGGCACGTTCGAGCCGTGCCGCGAGCGATCCGTCGGTCGGGGCCGCCGCACGGGAACCGTTGCCGCCGTTCGTCGGTGTCGCAGGCGGGGTTGCCGCCGCGGGTGGTGTCGCGGATGGTGCGGCGGGCGGTGCACCGGCAGGCGGTTCGGCCGCCAGGGCGATGCGTTCGCCCGTCGCGCTCCCTACGAAGTTGTTGGGCAGTGCGGCTGGGGGCGTCCCACCGGCCGCGGGCTGCGTCGTCGTGTCGGTCATGTGCTTCTATCCTCCCGTTTGCACGTCGTCGGTCAGATGGTGTCGTCGGTCGTTTCGAGCACCGTGTCGAGGTCGAGCAGCGCACCGACGAGCAACGTCACCTTGCACCGGGTCACGGCGTCGGCCGCCGCGAAGTTCACGAGGCCCTTCGCCACGTCGAGTGCAGCCTGACCCGCCGCGGGCACACCCGCCGGGGCGAGGATGACCTTCTCGCCGGTCGCACCGCCGACCGTTGCCTCGGCCGCGACGAGGTACACGACCCCGCGGGCGAGGTACTGCGCCGGGATGACGAACTGGTCGGCCACGACCTCTTGCCCGTCGAGCACGACGACATCGCCGCGCGACGGGATGAACTCCACGTCCACTTCCTCGTAGGCGCTCGCCGCGAGCACCACGATGTCGCCGTTGGGGGCGATGGCGATCTGTGCATCGGCCGGGGTCGCGTTCGGGGCCTGGATCGCCAGTTCACCGAGCGTGCCCGCCGCGGCGGTTGCCCGCGCGTAGGCGCGCGTGATGAGCGCTGCCTTGCAGTCGTCGGGGAGCGCGAACGCCTGAAGCGTCGCCAACACCCGTGCCGACGCCGCCGGTGTCTTCATGCGCAGCACTTGCGGCACCTGCCCGCGGAGGATTGCCCCGAGCCCGACCTTCCGCATGAGGTCGGCGAGCGTGTTCGGGTTTACCCGATTGAACGCATCCTTGATGACCATTGCTGAACACCTCTCCCGGCCCGTTACGATTGGCCGCTTGCGAAGTACTCGATGAGAGCCGATCCAGATACCTCGGCGAGCTTCAGAAACTTGGTGTCGTCGAACTCGACGATGTGGAGCCCGTTGATAGGCAACACGGCAACGACGTTGCCGCCCACCCCATCGTCGGTCGTGAGCCGCAGCAGCACCGGCCCGTTCGACTTGAAGTAGAACGTGTTGCCCTTCGTGAC